AAGGCTGCTAAGGATTGCGGCTTGAAGTTCGCAGATATGGAGAGCCTTGAGGTTGTGATAGGATAAACACTGATAAGTAGATATAGAAATAGCGTTAGAATTTGGTAAGGAAGCCGTTCTAACGCTATTTTTGTGACTTATTACTTTCAGATTGTTACTTTTTATAAAATTTAACTATAAAATATTGCGCAAAATGAACGGAATTGTGCAAAAAGCTGTAATTTTGTGGCAAATTCTTTCTTTTAAGAACTATAATTGCATCAACAACTAACAAAAAGGGAGGTTATATGACACTAGAACAAGAAGCCGAAGTCCAACGGTTGATAAAGGACATTGATGTGACGGAACTGATGGATATGCTTAAGAAGCATGGTAATCGGTATAGCAGGAGAATATTAAAGTTCTTCCGCTGGTTCTGCAAGTATGTGCCTATCATTATTATGTTCTTCCACGCATACGGCATTTGGGAGTTCTCTCAGCATCCCCGTGAGATGTTTATCTCCTATAATGAAAATATGCCTTGCTATATCTTTATTTATTTCATGGTTTACGTCCTGCCGATGGTGACGATACTTGCAAGTAGATTTTTCTTCTTGTGCCAGTGGTATCGCATTCCATTTATATACTTCTTAGGCATCAATGCGGCTCATATTGTAGAGTGGAGTTGGTACACAACTAAAGATATGGTGGATTCATGCTTTACGGTCATGGTCGTGACAACTATATTCTATTTGTATAACTTTGCTAGAATGTTTGTTAATGATACGAAACTAGGACGTAAAATTTGTGCATAAGATATGGGAAAGATATTAAGTTATAAGTTGCTAGGTACAGCTTTGAAGTCGTTGGCTGACGCTTGCTTTAAGGCTGATGAGCAGCAGAGAAATGGTGAGAAAATCACCGCCTGCGGTATGAGTGATGATGACCTAGATAGATTGTGTGACATCATTCCAGATATGCTCAATCCTATGATGAGCACCGAGGAGGTTAAAGATAAGCTTCACGTTTCTGATGCAACATTGAATAGAATGGTCGCTAGAGGAGACATTCCTAATGGCGAGTGCAAAAAGCGAGGACATACGAGGTATTGGAAGAAGTGGGATATTCTGCACTTCATTAAGAGTAAAAGAAAATCATAACGTATAAGCCCTATCGCATCACGGATAAGCGAGCATGTATGAGTATGTATTATATGTTTTGTACTTTGATTATAGTAGCGATACTGGTAATAATCAACAGCACGTTTATTGCTTACCTGTACCTTTCCTATAAGTATAAAACGATAGATAAGTTCTTCATGGCTTGGGTGACATCATCAACTATGATATTGATAATGTGGTTCGTGGAAGGATTGTATCTGTATCTAACAAATTAATGATGAAAAATTTGGTGGTTTCGGAATTATTGTCTATCTTTGCAATATTTTATCAAGCTTCACTTTTCCGAGTAGGAATGTGATATTTCCCCTATACTATTGGCGTGGTATAGGGGATTTTTTGTTTTTGTCGCTTCTGTATTTGCGTTTGATATTACCTTCTATCACCTTAAACTACTGATAATCAAACACTAAAAGAAAGTGTGATAGAGTTATATTTGCTCTACCCTATTCTTTGTACCTTTGCATCCGTAACGTTACAATAGTGTTAGTTAATATTAAGGATAACTTAAAAAGATTGTATAATGGAAATGACAGATGCAAAGGTCGTAGAGAAGAAAATCTACGAAGAGGGGAAAAAGCATAACGATTATGCTTCTAAGGCTACAGGTAATGCTGGTCTTACCCTTGGTATCATCGGCACAGCACTCGGTGCTGGTGCTTGGTTGCTTGGCGGTAACAACCGCAGTGTGTTTGGTTCACTCGGTGGCAGCAATATGCCTGAGAACGTGAACATCAACGCCTATGGGGCTAACGCAAGTTCAAATCAGCCAACTGCCTTGCAGGTAATGGAGAAGGAATGCGATGATGAGGTGAAGTTGCTTACCTACATGTTCGGTATGAAGCTCGACACCGCTAACAAGTTCTACGCTATGCGTGAGACTGACATCGCAGAGAAGTTCTCTATGTACAAAGGTGCTACAGATGCTATCAACGCTGAGAACCGCCGTGCAATGCAGGCTGAGTTCGGTCTTTACAAGTCTCAGATTGATGCAGATTTTGGCTTGTACAAGAATCAGAGAGACCAGTACGACGCACTACAGGCTAAGTATAGCGACCTCGACAAGAAGGTAGCCGTGATGGAAGCCCTCACTCCTTACAAGGAGAAGCTTATGATGGCTTACGTTAACGAGAAGTGCTGCCGCAAGATTGATGGTCAGCTTGTGCTCCCATCTACACCAGTAGTTACTGGTTACGGCAGCTATGGCTGTAACTGCACTGCTCCTTCTACTCCCACTACAGGAGCGTAACAGAGCAAGAAAGTCTGTAAAAAGGACTAAAAAGAAATGAGTTGGTGAGGGGTGTTTGCCCTCGTTGGTGGATGCCCTCTCACCTCTCTATAATATATCACCAACTTAAAGATATTGATTATGATGAATTTTGGAAACAGCCCTTTGCTTGATATGGGTACAAATCAGCAGCAGCCGCAAATGATGGATGCCGAGCTACAGAAGATGTACGAAGCAATACAGCAGAAACGAGCATCTATCAACATGCAAGCGCAGCAGTCTTCCACCCCTTTATGGGATGAGATTGATAAGATTGAAGACAATCTTACAGGCGCACAACGTCAGTACTTGATGCAGAATCAGGAATACGTCAATAGCTTGCAATATGTGTCTAAGCTAGTGCAAGACGAGGAATTGCGCATTATACGCCCTCGTATCGAAAGCACTCAGCAAGGACAGGAGGCATTAAAGAAACATTTGTCTTTGATGCAACGACTGAGAAAAGAAGTAGCACAGGCGGAAGAGCAGAAAACCGCTATGCTTAACGACTATATGACAAATCATAGTGATAAAACGTGGCAAGAGTATCTCGCTATGGTTCAAGGGGCAAAGAAGGGAGGAACTAAGAAATGAACGTAACAGAATTGAAAGAGAAACTGCTTACATCGCTTGATTTGTGGGCAGATGCTAGAATAGACGATATGGTTAAGGCTAACCAGATGCTCGCCATACCATCAGTGTACATGAAACGTGCGGCGCACAACATCATCGCCAAGCACAAAGATAGTTGGGGCAAGAGCATTGACAACGCTACCCTATTCATCGCCGATGAAGACGGCAACATAGATGCCAACACGATATTTGAAGATATGATGCAGATGCTAAAATCCGTGGAAGATTACAAATTCGATGTAGGTTTTATACACGGACATATCGACAAAGGAGTTGTGTCTATTGACCTGCCAGATGGAATTGCTACTGCTATTCTCTTTGGTAGCAAGAAGAGTATCAGCTTCACCAAGGATGACTTTGAAGAGTTGAGAAGTCTGGTAACAGCAGAGTAATAATCATAAATATAAGAAGATATGGAAGCAAAAGAGATTATGAGCAAGTTTGATGAGCTGTACGGTATGATGGCTTCATCAACCAACGTTAAGTATATGCACACATTTGGAGATACGATGCGTTGCATGATGCAAAATATGGCATCGAAGCACCCTGAGTTGGCGCAAGAGTACATTGAGAAACTTTGCGCTATAAAATGGAAGAACTATCTCACCAAGAATGAGGCTTTGGATATTATCGGTAAGATGAATCCCGAAGCAACTTGGAATATGCAAGGATGGTTGGACGAAATGGAGAAGTTGGGCTTATGTATGGAGGATAAGCCATATTACAATGATTATGCGCTGTATATAGCCATGAATCAAGTAATAAGCGACCACGGAGAGACCATTGCCATGATAAAGGGCGAGAAATCTCTTTCTGATATAAATGAGGAAGAACTTGTAGAATACGCCTACAAATTAGCCCTTGACCTACTGAAAGATAAGGATGGCGTATATAATATAAGAGAATACTTTTTGAAGTAGATATACTGTTTGAATCATTTGTAAAGAGGAGCTTTTGGTAAGTTCCTCTTTATTTGTTTACACCCGATTATCTATTTTCTTTTGTCTTTCAATTTTAAAAGCTATCTTTGCATCAAAAACAAAATATGGTAGGACAAGTAGGAAATACGGGTACAAGAGCGGCAGGGATGATGCTATTCGGGGATGAGTTGAGTTGTATGTTACTCGATACCCGATGGATGCTCATTGCTATCGTTCTACTTATCATTGCTGACTATCGCTTTGGTTGTGAAGAAAGTAGCCTTCGACATAAAAATGCTTTAGAAAGCAAGAGCCCTCTCCTTGCTGATAGATATGAGTTCAGAGCATCACGGGCAAGGCGCAGAACTGTAAATAAATTTGTGGACTACCTTATCTATATAATGGTAGGTGTATCTCTTGGTAGAGCTTTATTGCCGCAGATTGATATTGATTATATTTGGGGTGGATGGGTTGTTACTGCATTTATTGCGGTAAGAATAGAGATTCCGAGCATAGTAGGACATTTCTTGTTTGTTCGTGGCGTAGCGGTAGAAAAGAAAACAATAAAGGGCTTCATTAAAGCCTTTATCGTAGCTCTTGCTAAATCAAAGAGTGAAGGTGTTGGTGATGCCTTAGAAGAAGGATTTAAAGCAACGGAGGATAAAAAATGAAAGTAACAAAAGAACAAATGAAAGCCATCATGCCGAAAGCTGGAGAAAGGATTGATATATATCTTCCTTATATCAACGATTACGCAGATGCTTTTAATATCAATACTCCACTTCGCATGGCACATTTCCTTGCACAAGTGGCTCACGAAACCGCAGAGTTGGTACACATGCGAGAAATTGGTAATGCTGACTATTGCCATAAGTATGAGGTTGGTAGGCTCGCAAAGATGTTGGGCAATACTCAAAAGGGTGACGGCTACAGATATAAAGGTCGTGGCTTCTTGCATTTAACAGGAAGGGCAAATTATCAAGCATACACGAACTCAAAGTACTGCAAAGGTAATGTTGTGGCAGCGCCAAAGCTCTTGGAACAACCGAGAGGAGCAGTAAAGAGCGGTATGTGGTATTGGCTGACAAGAGGATTGAATGCCGTAGCTGACAAGAATGATATTGAAGCGGTTACAAAAAAAATCAATGGTGGAACAAACGGCTTGGCGAGCAGAACCAAATATTGGAAGAGAGCTTTGAGAGCCTTTAATATATAAGCTTATGAAATGGGTTAAAGATTTGTTTTATTGTTTATCAATTTCAATGCTTCTGTTTCTTATGACGCAGATAGTTATCGGGTGTACGGCTACCCCGAAGGTGGTTACCCGACAGACTTATATCAGCGATAAGCAGTCACATTGGGATTCGATATTTAATGCTAGACTTTCAGCGACCTTTGAACTCTATCAGAGAACTCAAAGTGAGCTAAAAGAAAATAGCAAGTCTGAAACAAACCATATTAGAGATAGCACTTCTACAATGGTTGATAAAGATGGTAATATTCTCAGACAAGCCAAATATCACTACGAGAGCCATAACTATACAGAGGTATTCGTACAGAAGCTCAGAGATAGTATTTCTTATTATAAATCATATAAGGATAGTCTAAGCAAGTATCGACTCAAAATCGATTCCTTAGATAAAGCTAAACAAGATTCTGTTCCATATCCCGTGTATATAGAGAAGCCGATGAATAAAATAGATGCTGTATTCTATCGATTAGGTAAGGTTACGGCGGTATTCGTGCTTCTCTTCATAGTAGGTATGATATTTTTGGCAATATATAAAAATAGAAAAAGATAAGACATTTTCAATAGTTACTAATATTATAGGTTTTAGTTTTTTGGTTATAAGATTGTTGGATAACAAAGGCGGTTACTCGTGATGAGCAGCCGCCTTATTTTTTTAGTACTTCTTGCCTCCGTGATGATACTCACGGGTTTCATTATAGCGCATCTTTAGATTAATGTGCTGTACGAGGTCGATACCTAGTGATTCTGCTCATTCAAAGGTAGCAACGATTATATCATTAAAATAAGCTTCACAGAGCAAAGGATTATCAGAGGTAGTAAAGTTTAAGATACCTCTTGAAATGAAGTACGCATTAACTGTAAAATCTCTTGTTTCACAGAGTTCTACATTTTCTTCATCGGTTGTATATTCCGTTCTACACTTCACGTTTTTCAACCCCAAAGGCTAAATAAACGAATGCAGATGTCTGCCAATTCACTCTCAACAGTTCCCTCAATATGTTCGCCGTAGAATTTTTCAACCAAACCTCCGTGGTGGTCGTTAGCGATAACGCAATCAAGCCCACTTTTATCAAGGTTATCCATCCAACGTCCCTTGCGGTCAGCTTGAACGGCTTCCGTAACCTCTGTGCTAATCATCATAACCCAGTGTGCCGTAGGCTTCTTCTCTTCGTACCATCCGTGTTTTACGGCATTGTTATAGGCACGTTCTACCCATTCTTTAACTTGTTTTCCTTCTATTACCATAATTATCTGTATTTATGTTTATTACACCATTTTCCACAATCTGTACATTCTTCTTTATCGCAGCAAAAGCCATCACCATAAACACTTTCGTTAGTAAATGAAACGCAATTACCGCAACAAGGCTCTTCATTCTCTTTTTTCATATAAATAACGTTTTATTGATTCACGCAATAACTTATTTTCATCGGTAAGCTTTCTTACTTCCTCTTCTAACTGCTTTATGATATGTAAATACGACATTTCTTCAAGAGTTTTCATTTTATCAGCTCCAATGAGAATCCTTTCTTTGCAACATGAACCGCCTTACCCGTGGCTTTCGCTACCTCTGAAGAGAATAATTTAGCGTCACCATTATTTGCGCTCATATGAATAAGCACAACGGCTTTCGTTCTTTCAAGCTTATTCTCTTTCAAACAGTTTAGACATCTTTCCAAGCTCATGTGAGTAGCTTTTGCTCTAATTCCAACCTTTTTAGGAATAATGCCTTCTTTTACGCTCTTATCAACTAAAGAATCCATGTGATTGCATTCTATAAGAATATAATCAAGTGGGAAAGATAGCTTATACTTAATATGATGACTATCCGTAAGGAAAAGCATATCTCCCATATCGGGATGATAGATGATAAAGCCGCAAGGTTCTTTTGTGTCGTGAACTGTATCGAATGCTTTGATAACGAAGTTACCAATACGAAATTCCTTCAACATCGGTATGGCATTATAATGAAAATCGCCATCCTTTACCTTTTTTTCTTCCAAAGTACCTTTGGTAGCAAAGACATTAAAAGGTCGTGCATACTGATGAATAAACCCTGCGTGGTCGCCGTGACTATGAGTAATCAAACAGCCGACAACTTTTCTAAGGTTTCCTCCAAGTGCTTCTACGGCATCTTTTAAGGGCATTCCACATTCTATGATAAGTGCTTCATCATCATTCTGTAGGATATACCCATTACCAGAGCTTCCACTACCTAATGTAATTAATTGCATATTCTATACTTTTTATATATAGGAGAGAGATTTCTCCCTCTCCTATGCGTCATTTACTGCTGCTTAAACATATCAGGCATTTCCTGCTTACCCATCGGTTTTGCCTTAGGCTTGGTTTGAGCCGCATTTTCTGCGGTCTGAGCGGTTTCCTGCTTATCACTTGGGGAATTATTAGCAGCCTTATTTTCTTCCTTATTCTCGCCATTATTCATACCGAGCGACTGAGAATTAGCTTGCTGTTCCTCTTGCTGCTGAGCTTGTGCGAGTTTCTCTTCGGCTGAAAGCTGCTCAACATTATTGGTAGTAATCTCGGTATAATCGCCATCCTCTAAGTCTTCCTTAACAGCAAGACCGCAAGTAATCTCAGGGCAATAGGCGTTCTGAAATCTTGTAGCAGCACGATAACGAAGCATCTGCTCTGGGTCAGCTTGCCAGTTGCTACCTTTCTTATCATACCAACCTTTAATCTTAGCTTGATGGATAGTAACTGTAGAGCCTTTTAGTACTTCACCTTGCTTGTCTATTGCATAAGCATAGCAGCCCCAATTGTCTTTTCCTTGCTCACCAACAAATTCATAGCGGAGAGGTGTAGCGAATAATCCGCTTGCATTGATACAAGCAATAAGGAATCTAGCAGAGAAAGAAGGCATACCATAAATTACTGACATATTTTGCATAATCATAAGTGGATTTGTATGCAATCTTTGTGCAATATCAATTGCAATCATTACGTTACCGATATTTCCCTTGAATGAATCTGGTATAATTGTTGACGCAGACAAAATCTGCGCCATCTTATAGCCAGTATTAAAACTTTCTTGATTTGCGAACATATTAAGTCCGCTAACTTGTGGCTGTGAAACCACGATTCCATTTTCTGCCATAATTTCTATGTTATAAAGTTATTAAATTGATTTAATCTCCAAAGGCTGACCGTAGATGCATTGCAAGTAGATAATCTGCTGTTCAACGGGCACGATGTATTCTGCTGATTCCTTGCGGTCAACGAACAAAGGTACGAAGATATTTGAAGCCTTAGATATACCGCTGATAATATCAACGCCCATATCAATAACAGTTCCATCATTCGTATTATCGTAGTCAATACCATCCTTATCAATAGCGGTGCAGATTTCTTTCTCATCGTCATTGGTCTTATTCTGCTCATAGAACTTCCAACGAATGAGTGAGAAGTATGAATTTACCTTTTGCTCAACAAGATTAATCTTTGCCTTCTTGTAAGCTTTGATTTGGCTAATAACTTCACCACAATCAGCAATAATCTGAGATAACTCAACAGAGCGATGATTGAGCTTTTCTTTCTCTGTATCAATACGCTTATTAGTCTCCTCACCTGCGATTTGATTAACCAATACATCACGCTGAGAAGTAAGGGTCTTCTTTTTCTCCTTATTCTCTTCGATTGTAGCATCAACCTTCACAACAGGCTTACTTGCTTCAATTTCGGCGAGGTCTTTATCAAAGACCACCTTTTCCGCAGCAGCTTCCCAAGTTTGATTCTGCTTCTCTGTGCGCTCGTCAATTAACTTCTGATACTCAGATTGGGCATTCTTTACCTTATCCTCATCTTGTGCCTTGGTAATCTGCTCATAGGTATTGATATTACCTTTGAGGACTGTCATCTGTTGCTTAATTTGAGCAGCCTCATTCTGTATTTTTGTGAGTTCATCAGACTTATTCTTATTGAACTCGGCAACGGCGTTATCATATTCCTTTGCCTTCATTTCGTCCGTATAAGGATGACCACAAACTGGACAAACATCTGTTTGCTTATAGTTAAATTTCTTTTCGTTAGCATTATTCCACTCTTTAATCTTGTTATTGAAATTAATAGTGACCTCTGCCAAGGAAACCTTGTGTTTTGTATTGGTCTCCATATTTGTAGTATATGCAGATTTAGCGCCATTGAGTTTCGTTGAAGCCGTAGAAATATTCTTCGTAAGCTCATCAATCGCCTTAATCTTAGCATCTTGCCATACCTTCTGTGCATTCGCAACCTTTACGTTATGCGCTTGCAACTTATTGAGGTACTCTTCCATAGCAGGGTCTTTCTCAGTCGTTCCCTCCAATGCCGCATCTATAGCAGCAATATCAGCATCAATCTTTACCTTCTGCGCTTTGAGAGCAGTAAAATCGGCATCAACTCTAAGAGCCTCTTGTGCCTGAACCTTTGCAGGTATCAAATCTAACTCCTCTTCCGCTTTCTTCTTTGTTGCCTTCTGCTGTGTAAGCATATCGGAGAGTTCTTTCTTCTCTTCAATTACGCCCTTATACACCATAGGATAAGGCTTCATCAATTCTTCTTCATTGATTTTGCCTGCCAGCGACATAAGCATTTTACGGCGGTCATCAACCTTATAGGACATAAAGATGTTGATATTAGACAGTACGAGCCATTTATTGAGCGGACAAAATTCTTCAAGTTTGGCGTTGAAATCTTTCTGTGAAAGAGGAACGTCATCGATAAGTCTATCCTGTGTAGTACTTTGCAACTTCTCATCTGCTGTACCCTTATTCTTCCAATTCTCAGAAAGAATACGCTGTACCTTAACCTCTCGCTCATTATTATAGTTAAGTACTACAGTGACAGAGGTTTCAAGATGATGAATAACATCATTATTAATATCAAGAGGTTGTACGGTGGCATTCTTCTTGCTGATAACGCCGAAGATTGCCCAAAGATAGGCATCATAGATAGTTGTCTTACCTACCTTATTTGCGCCACTAATAACCATATTGTGGCTAAAATTAATTTCTTGACTCCGAACCTTCTTGAAGTTCTGTAAAGTCATTGATTTGATTTCAATTTTCATTGTTGCTTTTATTAACGTTAAACGATTTGTATTCATTTCCAGCCTTAGAACCCATAAGCTTAATAGTCAATTCCTTGCGTATCTTATTACAGATAGCATTAACGGTATCAATATCAGCTTTTACATTCTTCTTTCGCTCCTTATTGGTTTCATTAGCTATCTGAGATAGCTTAGTTGCTCTTTCTGAATCAAATTTCATTAGAGCTTCCATAAAGTTCTGTGGATTAATAGTATTACCTACATATATCTTTCCATAACCTCCACCTACCAATGATTCCAAAAAGTAGGTAAGTTCGCTAGGAGATAGATAATAATAGATATTTCTTATTCGTCTTGCCATGAAGACAATTTGAAGACTATTAACAGAACTACCAGCACCGAGAAGTCTAAAGGTATCTAATAACTGAGCTTTCACCCATTTTAGAGCGAACCCTTCTCCATAATCATTATCTAAAGATGCTAATGTATTGGTATCTTTAAGAGCAGAAGTTAGTGAATATACTGGCTCTTTTCGCTTACTGATTAAAGGATAATTGGTTTCTACCCACTCTTCGAAATTAATCAGCGTTAAAGACCTCTGCTGCTGTTCTTGCGAAATTAAGCTCTGTTCGCTGCTGTTGTTGCTGTACTTCGTCATACTCAGAATATATTTCATCCTCCCAAGCACGGGAATTAAGATAAGTAAGAGGGTGCTTTTGATATACTTTCTGAGTGATTGATGCAACATATCGTGGCGTAGCTGCCATACAAGCGGCTCTATCCTTCTTAGTCATGTGCATCCACTTCTTTAAGCATTTCTGCTTGCCGACACACTTACCATACATCTTCCACCATTTTTCAAACTCTTCATTTATAACAGAGATAGATTGTGGTGGGATAATCTCGTAACCTTGGGATTCTAATAATGTGATTGCTTCTTGTATCTCCTTTTCCATATTTACACCTTATTATATATTATATATACTCGCCACCCCAGAATCGAGTAATCTCAGACCCTGCGATAGCCACTTGCCCATTCGGTCTTACAATACTCTTAAGGAATCCACCCTTAATGTAACGATAGATAGTGTTTGCACTAACTCGTAACTTTTCAGCAGTCTCCTTAACCGAATATCTACCTTTCGGTTTTACATCAGGCGGTTCGTTTATCATCATTACCTCCTTTCTCCTTGTTGCGTTTGAGGATGCCATAGATGCTAGCCTCACACGCATACTTGAAGTCACTCATTGTCCGCCGCACAGCCTCAGACTTCTTGAGACCTTGCTTCATGTAGTTCTCAACTGATTGAACTACCAAGCTTTCTTTTTCTTTTTGAGATTTAATAACCATATTTAACTATAAATTTATATAGAAATTAATATTAAATTATTATCTTTGCATCCGAAATATATCGGTGTTTTATAATTACACCGCAAAATTAATAAAAAAAATTGAGATACTATTATTTTCTATTAATATTTTAATAATAATTAATATAAACATATGGGTGAACTATTGGAAAGAGCAAAAAAGGTGGCTGAGCACAAGGGAATGTCAATGGCTCAGTTTCAGGAAAAGATTGGTGTGAGCATCAGTCATTTCTATAATACAGATAAATTATCATTGAAGACAAAGAGAGCTGTTTCAGAGGTCTTCCCTGATATTAATGCTGATTGGTTAGAAACGGGTGAGGGTTTTATGACTAACACCGATAAGCTACAGGAGGAAGGCAAATTCTATAAAGTACCGCTTCTTCCCGTTGCAGCGCAAGGTGGTACACCAAACAATTTCGAGTATCAGATAAAGAAGCATGATTGCGAAATGATGATTTCTCCTATTGAGAATATTTCGATGGCAATCACAGTCACGGGGGATAGTATGTCGCCAGAGTACCCAAGCGGTAGTAAGGTTCTTGTGCAGAAGATTAACGAGAAGGCTTTCATTGAATGGGGCAACACCTATGTGCTCGATACAGTAAACGGAGCTATCATTAAGAATGTATTCCAAGCAAAGGGTGATGATACGAAGGTTATATGCCGCTCCGTAAACCCTAATTTTGCAGACTTTACTGTTGATGTTTCTGATATTAGAGGATGGTACAGAGTGCGCTGTTGCATTACCATAAAGTAA